ATTCTAAAGACAAGAAGTCTGGATCTGATTCTAAGAAGTCAAAAGAAGATAAGATAAAGAGCATTCTTGGGAAGCTTAACGGCGGAAGTAAGAAAGGTGGTTCTGCTACAGGTAAAAGTTCTTCTAAGAAGTCCGGTTCTTCTACAAAGAAGTCTAAAGAGACTGATGAAGAAAAGAAGAAACGTGAGGAAGAAGAGAAAGCTGAGAAAGAACGCCAGCTTGAAGAGGAAAGAAAGAAAAACTCTGAAGCAGCTGAGAAATACGGCAAGATGTTGGAAGAAAACGCCAAATACATCGAGGAACAGCAAAACAAAAAGAAAGCTAAGTCGAAGACAATAAAACACACTGCTGTTTATGTAGGAGTTAACTCTCAACCTTACTTCGAACATCATGGAAGACTTGGAATGAAGTGGGGGAAGAGGAATGGTCCTCCTTATCCACTTGACTATTCCAAACTTTCTGAAGAAGAAAGAGCTAAAGATAAGCAGCGTGTTAAAGATGAAGGCGATATCGAGTCTGTTGCTTATAAGAAGAATAGATCTTACTTCTCTGATCAGGAAATCAACGATGTAATTCAGAGATATCAGCTTAATCAGAGAATAAATCAGCTTTCTGCTGATAGCGCAAAGATGAAAGCTGGTAAATCCAAGACGGAGCAGTTAGTCGATAATATGGCTAAGGTTGCTGACGTTGGAAACAAGCTTTCTAATGCATTAAATGCAGGCACGAACGTTTACAACAATGTTGCTAAGATCATGAACGCTTTTGGCGATTCTGATATGCCTATTATTGGTCAGGCTAAGCAAGAAAAGAAGAAAGAGTTTAAAGCTAATAAAGAAGAACTCGATAAAATTATAGAGAATCTTGAGACTGGAATGGGTAATATGACGAATCAGGAACTTCAGGATGCTCTTAAACGCAAAACAATGTATGACAGTCTTGTTAAAGATCGTAATGCAGCTCGTAAAGAGAAAGGCGAACAAGACGTTAAATACTATAATGAGTCAGAAGAGCGTAAAGCTAGTCAAAGAGATAAAATTCTTAGCGGTTTCCATAATGAAGGTAAAAGTTTTTGGAATAAAAGAAAAAATGATGATGTAGTCGAACACGTTACTGGTGATGTTGTAGATGCTGGACGTGATTGGGCTAAAGATACTATTTATGCTCTCGAAGACAAACAAAGGAGATAACAATGTCATTATCAAACACGGCGGTTCCGTACTACTATGGACTGTTCCGTGACGCTGTGATACGAGGGGAGATCCCAGTCTGTAGAGAAATCTCAATGGAGATGAACAGGATTGACGATCTGATAGCCAACCCAATGTACTACTATGATAGTGATGCGATCAATGGATTCATTGAATACTGTGAGGGCGAGTTAACCCTCACAGATGGGTCCGATCTTAACCTATTAGATAGTTTCAAATTGTGGGCCGAACAGATATTCGGTTGGTATTACTTCGTAGATCGAAGCGTCTATGAACCAAGTCCAACCGGAAGAGGTGGACGGTATGTCACAAAGACAATAAAGAAAAGACTTACAAACAAACAATATTTAATAGTGGCCAGAGGTGCTGCTAAATCAATGTATCTATCTTGTTTGCAGAGTTTCTTCTTAAATGTCGACACCACCACAACTCATCAAGTCACAACAGCACCTACAATGAAACAATCTGAAGAGGTTCTGTCTCCAATACGAACATCTATTACGCGGGCACGAGGCCCACTTTTTCAATTCCTTACAGAAGGTTCACTTCAGAACACTACTGGCTCCAGAGCAACAAGACAAAAACTTGCATCTACTAAGAAAGGTATCGAGAACTTTCTTACAGGCTCATTACTTGAGATTAGACCTATGACAATTGATAAATTGCAGGGTCTTAACAGCCGAATCAACACGGTTGATGAATGGCTTTCAGGTGATGTGCGAGAAGATGTTATAGGTGCTCTTGAACAGGGTGCTTCTAAGAATGATGATTACCTTATTGTAGCTGTGAGCTCGGAAGGTACTGTAAGAAATGGGTCAGGCGACACGATTAAGATGGAGCTTATGGATATTCTCAAAGGCGAATACGAGAATGACCACGTTTCAATCTGGTGGTATAAGCTTGACGAGATAGAAGAAGTAAATGATCCTGCGATGTGGCTTAAAGCCAATCCAAATCTTGGTAAGACTGTAACATACGAGACTTATCAGCTCGACGTTGACAGAGCAGAGAAAGCTCCTGCAGCAAGAAACGATATTCTGGCTAAAAGATTTGGCATACCGATGGAGGGTTATACATACTTCTTCACATATGAAGAGACACTTCCTCATAAACATAGAGATTTTTGGAAGTTGCCATGTGCACTTGGTGCTGACTTATCGCAAGGAGATGACTTCTGTGCATTTACATTCCTATTTCCTCTTTCAGATGGAACATTTGGTGTTAAAGCACGAAGTTACATTACCAGTCTTACTCTCGATAAGTTACCGGCTGCTATGCGACTTAAGTATAACACGTTTATGGATGAAGGAAGTTTAATAGTAATGAATGGAACTATTCTAGACATGATGGATGTCTATGATGATCTTGATGACTACATTGCTAAAGCAGATTATGACGTCAGATGTTTCGGCTTTGACCCATATAATGCTAAAGCCTTTGTCGAAAGATGGGAAACTGAGAATGGTCCGTTCGGTATAGAGAAAGTTATACAGGGTGTAAAGACAGAGTCTGTACCTCTTGGAGAGTTAAAGCATCTCGCTGGTGAGCGGATGCTTCTTTTTGATGAGGAACTTATGACTTTTGCAATGGGTAACTGTATAACGCTCGAAGATACAAACGGTAACAGAAAGCTTCTTAAGAAAAGAAGAGAAGACAAGATTGATAACGTCGCAGCTCTGATGGATGCATTTGTTGCATACAAGAACAACAAAGAAGCTTTTGAGTAAAGCTCAAAATGAGGGTAAAAATCATGGAAGACTACTTAGTGCATCATGGTGTCCTCGGCCAGAAGTGGGGACTAAGACGTTATCAGAATCCTGATGGCAGCCTTACTGTAATGGGTAAGAAGCGGGTATCGCATAAATACCAGAACATCGATGGATCTCTTAACGAGAAAGGTATAGATCACCAGTATCGGTTTGCTGACAAGCAGATTGCCAAGAATGATAAGTATTATGCTAGGCAGCTTAAGAAGTATCAGAAGCGTTTGGACAAAAGTACAGATGAAGAAGAGAAAGCAATCATCAAACAGAGGATGGAGAATGCTGAGAATACCAGGAAATCTGTAAATGAGTACATTAAGAATATGAACATTGAGCAGATTGTCGGTATTGAGAATGAAGCAAAGCAGAAAGCTCTTAGCATTGCTGGAACTATAACTGGTGTTGCTGGTGCAACTGGATTAGGTGTAGCTGCTCCTGCTCTTGCAATGAAAGGAATGGCTACAGCTTCTAATTTCTTGGCCAATGTTGATCCGAATAGATCAATCGAGTCAATGTACTCTTTAGCAGAGACTCCTGCCGGCAAGAAAGCAATGCAGTTTGTTGATACTGGCATTAGAACTTATGCAGACGTTAGGGCTTATGCATTGTCTACAGTTGTAGATCAGTCTATGAGACGTATGCGTGAGAATGGCACACTTGATCAGGTTACTGGAGCACTTGCTGAAGCATCAAGTAAAGCTGCTACTAATACCACAGCTAGTGTCGGCAATGCAGTTGGTAATGAGTTAATGAGACTGTCTAAACAGTATGGGTAAAGGAGACATCGATGGCACGTAAAAAGAGAAGTTTTGTTGATGCAGAACCCGAAACGATTAATGAAATTATCGAGGAGACTGTTGAGACAGAATCAATAAAGGAACCAATAGCCGAAAAGCCTGTATTTAAGGCAGAGGTTAAAGAGGTTTCAAAGAAAGTTGTAACTGTTACAGCTCCTAGTGTTAATATCCGCAAAAGACCTAGTCTTATGGGTGAGGTTCTTAAGATTGCAAGAGCTGGTGACAAGTTTGATTTGATTAAAGATGGCAATGATGGCTTTTATGAGGTTGTTTACAATGGAGCATCTGCATTCCTCATGAAAGATTACGCTAAATTGTCATAATGAGGGTAATGTCATGGAATACTATGCAGTAAGTACTTCTAATGCTCTTCAACATCATGGCGTGCTCGGTCAGAAGTGGGGAGTAAGGCGTTACCAGAATGCGGATGGAAGTTTGACTTTGGCAGGAAAGGTCCATGATAGAAAAATTAATTCATTGGACCGTAAAAACGAACGTTTATCGTATAAAGTTGAACGTAAAGAACGTCGAGCAGCTAGATTAGAGCGTAAGGCTGAAAGAGTTCATGCTAGGAGAGATCTCGGAGCTAGTAATAGAGCCGCAAGAAAATCTGCAAACTATGAACTTAAAGCAGCGAAACTTCGTAAAAAAGCAATAGGTGAAGAAGATGAATTAAAACGTCTTAAAATCGAAGCAAAAGCTGCTAGAAAACAGTTTAAATCCGATAAGTATCATGCTAAGGCCGATAAGTTATCAAAACTTGTTGGGTATAGTGCAAGAGCAATGCATCTAGCTGTCAAATCGGATAGAGTTAAAGCCCAAGCATCGAAAGCAAGAATGAAAATTGCTCAGAATAAACGTTTGCAAGCTTATATGCAGAAAACTCTTAAGGAAGCAATTGATGATTACAATACCATTAATAAGGAGGATTAATGATGTATAACGATGTTTTAATTCATCATGGTATCCTTGGACAAAAATGGGGTGTAAGACGTTTTCAGAATAAGGATGGATCTTTAACTGCTGCAGGAAGAAGACGAGAAGCAAGAAACATAACTAAAAGATTAAATGAAATGGATAAATCTACAGTTATGGATAAAAGGTCTTATCACGAGCATAGTGCCAAAGCAACACGATACGCCAATAAGATTAATAAACTCGCTTCGAAAAAACAGACAAATCGTCGCATTAATAAGATTGAGGATTTAAGATCTAAAAAATCTGTAGAAGATGAAGCAGCTAATATGTATCGAAATAAAGTGTTATCTGTAGAAAATAAGATACATAATCTGGTAGATCAATATGATAAACAAGGCTATACGATCAAATCAGAATTAGTATCCAGAAATGCTACAAAAGGTGCAGAGTATGCAGTAATGGCATTACAAGCAGTTGGACAGATGGCACTTAGTACAATGGGCTATTCGAGTTTAGGTTTCTATGGAACAAACCGTGTTGTTGGAACTAAGTATAAAGCAAAGTACGATAAACAGAAGCAAAATTTATAGGATTTTGAGGAAGGAGAATATGAAACCATGTCTTTCAAAGACAGATTAATCCACTCGTGGAATGCCTTCATGAACAAAGATCCGACTAATAGATGGGACTATGGAGCGGCATATTCTAACAGACCCGATCGTATACGGACAACAAGAGGAAATGAACGAACTCTTATAACATCCGTATACAACAGAATTTCTGTAGACTGTGCAGCAATCGATATTAAGCACGTAAAGTTAGATGAGAGAGACCGGTACATGGAGACAATCCAGTCC